AACCAAGAGCGAACTGAAGCGACGCGGGGTGAAGTGCTTTATGGCTGGCGAGAAGCTTGCATTTCCTGCGGCGCCGTTGTTTGAGCGATCCAAATTCGAACCCATCGAAAGGAAGTGGGCAATATGGCTCTGACCAAAGAAGAACGACTGGCTAAGGTTTGGGATCGCGCGACGGCTCGTTTCGATCGCGCATACGGGCCGCAGCAACAGATTCGGCTCGCATCGCTCGAAGACCGGCGCTTTGCTTTCGTCGACGGTGCGCAGTGGGAAGGCGGCCTAGGTGCTCAGTTCAACAATCGCCCGCGCTTTGTCGTGAACAAAGTGCAGAAAGCCGTTCGCCGGATCGTCTCGGAATACCGCGCCAATGCGATGACAGTCAATTTCCGATCGAGCGAAGACGATAGCCGGCAGGATGATCTCGATGCGCTGCGCATTGTCTACCGGTCGGACGAACAGTACAGCGGCGCGCAGGATGTCTACGTATCCGCGTTCGAAGAAGCGGTAGCGGGCGGCGTTGGCGCATGGCGCCTGACGAACGACTACGACCATCGCGCGGAAACGGAACTCGACGACGATACGCCGCAACGAATCTGCTTCGAGCCGATCAACGACGCCGATATTAGCGTTTTCTTCGATCCGGACAGCCGAAAGCTCGACAAGTCGGATGCGAAGTGGTGCACGGTGCTCAATCCGATCTCGTGGGACACCTACACGACCGAATATATCGGCGATGCAGTTGAATTGAAAGAACGCCCGAGCAGTTTCAAGATGGTTCGCTCGTTGAAACAATTCGACTGGTTCACCAACGATTCAGTCTACATCGGAGAATATTACGAGGTAGAGAAGAAGATCGAAAAGTATTCGGTCTGGCGCGAACCGCATTCGGGCGTGGAGCAGAAGGTCTACGCCGGCCTCGACGCAGATGAGCGCGAAGAAGCAGAAGAACAGGAGCAGAATTACGCAAAAATCGGCTATATCAAGGTTCGCGACGGAAAGCGCAATGTCAAGAAGGTACGCAAATACTTCATGGACGGCTGCGGCGTCCTAAAGGACTGCGGCTACATTGCCGGTTCTGAGATTCCGATCGTTGTCGTCTATGGTATTCGCCAGATTATCGACGGCATTGAACGCTTCCAGGGTGCCGTGCGGCTGGCGAAAGATTCGCAGCGTCTGTACAACATGCAGATTTCGACGCTGGCCGACATCACGGCATTCACGCCGCGCGAGAAGCCTATTTTCCTGCCGGAACAGGTTGCCGGTCACGAGTTAACGTGGGCAGGCGATATTGTCAATAACAACCCGTATTTGGTCGTCAACGCGATCACCGGCGCAGATGGGTCGCAGACTGTCTCAGGTCCGGTCGGCTACATCAAGCAACCAGATGTTCCGCCCGCGCTCGCCGGCCTCGTGCAGATCACCGCGGCCGACATGATGGATGTCACTGGTGGCGATCTTGCAGCGGGACAGGTTACGTCCAACACGTCCGACGCGCTGGTGAGTCGTGTGCAGGCGCATCAAGACATGCAGGTCTACATTTTCATCGACCAGATGGCGCGCGCCCTTGAACGCTGCGGAAAAATCTATCTTTCGATGGCTGGCGAGGTCTACGTAGAGGAAAGCCGCAAGTTCTCGGCCAATGGTGAAGACGGTTCGCCTGAGTCGACGACTATCAATGTACCGGCGATCGACGGTGAAGGAAAACCGACGATTGCGCGCTCGTTCACGCCCGGCCTCGATGTGTTTGTCGACGTAGGTCCGGCATTCAACAGCCGCAAGGATTCGACCGTCAACGCCATCGCGAAGATCCTGCCGGGTATCTCCGATCCGCAGATGCAGCAATTGATGCTTGCAACGCTCGTGCGGAATCTCGACGGCGAAGGGATGGAAGACTTGTCCAAGTTCGCACGGATGCAGCTCGTCAAGGCCGGCGTTGTCAAGCCGAACGACGAAGAGCAGCAGGAACTCGACGCCGAGCAGCAGCAGGCAGCAAACGCCCCGCCCGACGCTCAGACGGTCGCGCTGCTGGCTCAGGCTCGTGAGTCTCAGGCCAACGCAACCAAGAGCGAAGCGACGGCCGTGCAAGCGCTTTCCTCTGCCGAACTCAACCAGGCGAAGGCCGCGCAGGCGATCTCGGACACGAACGCCAGCCAGTTGTCGACCATTATGGCGATGCTTCAGAACATCGAGAACCGCGTGAACGCGCAGGCTGGACAGGTGAGCCAGAATCAGCCGCAAGGCCCGATGGATGCCAAGGTAGATCAGGCGATCTCGACCGGTATCGCTGCGCCGTCGCCGGGTATTAACGCTCTGCACGGCACGCAGCAAGTCGACCCGTCCGCCCAGCAGTTGACCGCGGGCAATGCGCCGGCGCCAGTCGCGCCTCCTGTCCATGTCTCGAATCGTCCGGCTGTCGGTAAATGAGCGAGGTATCGCTTCCTGACTGGGCCGAATGCCTACTTAGCCAAGGTCCGCGATACACCATTTTCCACGGTGGCCGCGGCTCTGCTAAATCGATGTCAATGGCGACGGCGCTTGTGATCCGCGCTGCCGCTGAGCCATTGCGCATTCTGTGCTTTCGGGAAATTCAGGAATCGATCGACGAATCTGTCAAGGCGATCATTGAGCAGCGCATCAAAGACTGTGGTTTGGAAGGCTTCTTCAATATCACGAAGAAGGAAATCACGGCTCCCAACGGAAGCAAGTTCATCTTCCGCGGGTTGAGCGATGAAACGGCGACATCGATTAAATCGCTGAACGACATTGATATTGCCTGGGGCGAAGAAGCGCAGGCCATTTCTAAAGATTCGCTCGATCTCTTTCTGCCAACCATCCGGAAAGACACATCCGAGATCTGGTTCTCGATGAACCCTGAGCTGGATACTGATCCGGTCTATACGACGTTTATCCAGAAGCGCCCCGCGAATGCCAGAATCATCGAGGTCAATTGGGACCGTAATCCGTTCTGGAATGCCGCAATGGAAGCGGAGCGGCAACGGTCTATGGCCGACGATCCGGATGATTACGATCATATCTGGGGAGGGATCCCGAAATCTGCAGTCTCCGGCGCAATCTATCGTCGTGAGATGCACATGCTCGTCACAGAAAATCGTATCCGGCCGCTCGTGGCCGATCCGACGCTCGGGCTGCATGCAATTTTCGACTTGGGAATTAACGACAAGATGGCTGTCACGGTCGCGCAGGCTGACATAAGCGGCGCTCGCATCGTCGGCTATCACGAAGATAGTAACTACGCGATAGACCATTACTGCGACTGGCTGAAAGATACAGGTCGCAAGAATGCCACGATCTGGCTACCTCACGATGGCAACGCGCGCTCCGTTCAGACGGGCTTAACGACGAGGCGCAGTGTCGAAAATCTTGGTTGGCAGGTAGAAATCGTCCCTGAGATTGGCGTCGAGCCTGGAATTAAGATGACGCGGAACATGCTCAAAAATGCTTTCATCTCGGATGCTCCTGAATGCGAAATCCTCGTCGAGCACATGAGGCGCTACACGCGCGCCAAATCAGGTCATCCGAAGCACGATGAGCACTCGCATTGCGCCGATAGTGTCCGCTACCTCAGCGTGGCCATGGCTCAGTTCAAGAACGTCTCCGAGCGCAAGCGCCACAACGCCCACCTAGCGGCGAGCGTTCGAGTCATTCCGACTGTGAATCACTGGAATCGAGTCTAGACGCGCAGATCGATCACCATCGACAGCCGATCGACGGACGACTCATTTCGTACCTCGTGCATCAAATCGTTTCGGAAGTGAAACAGACGACCGGTGAGCATCTGCAACGTCTCGTCTCCGCTCGTGATGATGGCGCCCGGCTGGCCTTGAATCACCAAATGGAACCTTTTCCAGTAGCGTGTGTGCTCGGGCGTGTCGATGTGCGCATAGATTCGGCCGCCTGGACGAACGCGGTTGATCATCACACGACCGATACGCGTAGCCTGTGCGAACTGCGCCAGATCGAACACAAAGCGATGCGCCTGAGTCAATTTCGACCATGCTGGGTATGCAATCGACTCGTGCTGATCGTACCCGGCAAGCTTGTTCTGCTTGTACAGCTCGATCTCTTCCTCGCTCATTCCGGTCTGAATCTCCGGGAAGCGAAGCATGATCGTGTCGGTATCGCCAAATGGTCCTTGCGGATAGTTGCGCAGAAACGTGTCTGCCGTCCACAGTTCAGGGTCCATCGAGATTGCGAGCGCTAGGGCGCTTACGTCCATGCCGTCGCGGAGGATATGAAAGTTGCGCAATTTTTACCCCGCGTTATAGCTACCAATTACGACTCCCGGAGCGCCTTCCGGCGTCAGTTCGTCGCATCGAGATTTACCACCTTCAAGCCATTCTGACTCGTCCTCAAATCCGTGGCTTGCGGCCGCAATCTGGCGCGCTTGAGTTTCGGATTCGGCTCTGACTACGAAGCTATCATATTCGTCGTAATCGTTCGCCTCTCTGCTTAGCAGAAATAGTTTCATATCAGAATGAGATTTGGAAAACGGTGATGATGAGGAACAGAACGCCGATCGCAGCGCTCCATCCGAAAATAGTCTTGAGCACTTCACGGCCATTGCGCCGGATGTCATCGGCCAGTGTGAACGGAAACAGGATCACAAACCCTATCGCATCCATGACCGAATGACGCATCAGATAAAGCACTCGCAGCGCGGCGAGGGAAAGCAGGATGATGGCGATCAGTTTCACTTCTGTTCCTTTTCGTCGAGTTGTTTCTGAACCATGCGCCTTATCACCTCGGCTACAGAATAGCCTTCTTTATCGGCAATCTCGCGCAGGCGCTTGAGCATCGGTTCGGGTAGATAGATTTGGAATCGGTCCATGTGTGCATGTTAGACGTATATCGTCATCCTT